GGGTAATAAGTTTTCTGACAATTTCATTTTCCCTTAAAAGTGCACAAATTATGCACATGTTTTTTGTGTATATTTTACCTGTAAAAAGTACAAAAAACGCTTCCATTTTTGGTACAATGTGATATAATAATTATAGAAACAAAAAAGAACAACAAAAAGGAGAAAGAAAAATGAGAAAAACAATTGAAGTGAATGACGTAAAAAAAGAAATTGAAAAATTGGTTAAAAATGCAATACAATATAATAAAGACGGCAATCATGAATTGTATGAGTATTGTTATAATAAAGCAATTTGTTATAAAACATTAATACAAGAAATTGCTATCGATTATGACAAACCGTCATATAGTAAAGAGTTCAGTGACATTGATGATTGGTTTAACGAAATCACCAATAACGATATTTATAAATAAAATAATAACCTGTCGTGTAGTTGGGCTGAATGGGTTCGAATCCCTAGACAGGATTACCGCAAGGTAAAAAATAAAAAAGAAAAGAGGACAAGAAAATGACAAAAAAAATTATTACAAGAAAGATGTGAATATTTTTCTGAAATTGCAGGTCAGAAAATTGAGGTTCGTTACTATAACGGTTATGCTCACGTTGTAAACGCTGAAAACGGAACAATATACGCCGTTGGCACAAAGCAATATTGCTATGATGCAATTTATAACATGATGCAAGGTTTCTGGCTTGCATCTGCAAAATACGCAAATTAGCGTATTATCACAATGTAAATAAAAAGAAAAGAGGAAAAGAAAAATGAGAAAAATTACAGAAAGAACACCAATGAAAGAAAGATATAGTTTGGAAGTTCCAATTGCCTGTTTATCGCTGTCACCGAACATGGCCATTGTATTATATCAGCCAGACGACTATGATGCAGGAAAATGTGAGTTTGTCGTAGCTGACTTAGATGTTTTTTGTGAACTGATAAGTCCTAGACGTGTAACAACTCACATTGATAGCAGCGGTAAACCTTATTTTTACCGATACAATAGAAAATGTTACCTTGATGAGTTTATTCGAATACCAGAATCGAAAAGTGCAGAAGTAATGAACTTACTTGATTAAAATATAGTGAGTTAGTTACCACTAATAAGCGTTTATAAGTAACGCTTATAATAACATTAGAAATAGGAATTAGACAAAAAACTATCAATATGGTATTATAATATTGTACCAAACAAAAGGTACTTGTCTTTTTCCTTTACTTCAAAATATAGTTTCTGTCGTGTAACTGGGCTGTATGGGTTCGAATCCCTAGACAGAAGTTGCCAAAAGCAAAAAAAAAAAAGAAAAGAGGTAAAAACAAATGGCAAGAAAAGAAAATATGGTAACAAGAACAATTAAGAGCACGCATTGCGTATTGATGTGTGTTGACACCTCAATTGGCGAGGTGAAAAACATTGAAGTAACATTGCCACGCACGTACAAAGAAGTATCTGACATGCTTACAAAAGCAAAAGAAATCTATGATACGAACACGCTTAAATGCGTAGAAGTCGTAGACTACGTGGAAAAAGAGTGTTTAATGGGTATGCCAGAAAGCTTATTCATTCAGTACGCTCATGAAATCGTAAAACAGAAAAAAGAAGAGAACTAGAAAAAGAGAGGTAAATAGAAATGCAGATTTATGAAAATTCAAGAGAGTTTACTAAGGTAGAAATTTATCTTATGACATCTTCACCAGACGTGATTTCATTAAAAAACGTAGATGATGAAACTTCAATTCCTATTGACGGTTATATCCTGTTTAAGGATAAAAACCAGAATGGCGAAGAAACTGATATTCTCTCACTTATCACACCAGACAAAAAAGTATACGCTTGTCAGTCTCAGACGTTTAAGCGTTCATTTCTTGAAATCTTTGAACTGATGGACGGCGAAGCCTTTTCAATCATTAAAAAATCTGGTGTAACAAAAGGTGGACGTGATTTCATTAATTGCGTCTTAGACGTAAATAGTTTAATGTAATAGAAAATTGATGTGGTGCAAAAGCGGAGCGGAAAAAACAACCGCTTCGCTTCTTTTATGAGGTGCTGGAAAAAATGACATACAAGGAACAATATAAAAAAGAAATAAAAAGAATAAAACGCTTTATCAAGCGTGCTGAAAAAAGAGGTTATTCTTTTAGCTTCAAAGAGCCAGAGCCACCAAAGCGTATTAGAAAAGAATCGGTTGAAAGACTGAAAAAAATAACGCCAGAAAAGTTGTATACTTCTGCCACGTATCGCGGATTATATTCAGATTTTCGTGAGTTGTCTGGTTTAGAAGCACGAAAAAGAGAACGATCAGCATCAGCGAAAAAAGGCGCTGAGACGAGAAAAAGAAAAAAAGAGCAGGAAAAAAGAGAACAGGAAAAGACACCTACTTTTGACTTTATCAATGAAATTATTTCAATGATAAATGAATTACCGAACGGGCGTTATGTTTCATATCAAGTTTTTCTTGATTATACGCCACATAAGAATTTTTTAATTTCACTGATAAACGATAGAGCCGACATAGCATCACAATATAATACGTTTGAAAAGTATTCGAATTATTTAAACGATAATAAGGATAGAATAAGAGTATTATTGGATAAAATAATGCACGACAGCAATGAATCTGAAATCATAGCATCATTTAATGAGTTAGCAGAAATATTAAAAGGTTCGGCGTTATCATTTGAAGAAGCTGAAATGATTGAAGAATTAAATCAGTATTATGAAAGTTTTGTTGATTACTAATGCATGAGCGAAGATATAGATATTTTGTCGGTGATTTCGAAACAACTGTTGATGAAGATATTCACTCACAAACTTCAACGGAAGTGTGGGCTTCTGCTATCGTTGAAATGAATACAGATAATGTAGTCATTTTGAAAAGTATAGACGCAACTTTTCAATATTTACAGTCGTTTCGTGAAAACATTTGTGTGTTTTACCATAATTTAAAATTTGACGGTTCTTTCTGGCTTGATTATTTTATTAATAAATGCAAATTTGAACAGGCATATGAAATTTTGAATGATGAAAAAACGTCGTATAAATGGTTAAAAGAAAAAGACATGAAAAATAATACCTTTAAATATTCTATTTCAAGAATGGGGCAATGGTACACATTTACTATAAAAGTAAACGGTATTATAATTCAAATAAGAGATTCGTTGAAACTTCTTCCTTTTTCAGTGAAGCAAATCGGAAAATCGTTTGGAACGAAGCACAAAAAGCTTGAAATGGAATACAAGGGAAAAAGGTTTGCGGGTTGTGAAATAACTGATAAGGAAAAAAGATATATCGCAAATGACGTTCTAGTTGTAAAAGAAGCACTCGAAATTCTTTTCGACGAGGGGCATGATAAATTAACTATCGGAAGTTGCTGTTTGTCAGAGTTTAAAAGAATTGTTTCAAAAACAGATTATAATATTCTTTTTCCAGACTTAACAAAACAAGAAATTGATAAAAGTGTATACGGTTATGATAACGCAGATGCTTATATTCGTAAAGCATATAGGGGTGGTTGGTGCTACCTTGTAAAGGGTAAAGAAAATCAGATTAAAAGAAATGGAACAACGGCAGATGTCAATTCGCTTTATCCGTCAATGATGCATAGCGAATCTGGTAATAAGTACCCGTACGGCTATGCGTCTTTCTGGAGTGGCAATTATATTCCAAAAGAAGCACAAAGAAATTTTTATTATGTCAGAGTAAAAACAAGATTTTATTTAAAAGATGGTTATTTGCCATTTATACAGATAAAAGATTCTTTCTTATATAAAAGTACAGAATCTTTGACAACGTCAGATTATTATGATAAAGAAACACAGCAGTATTATTCTGAATATATCGAAAAATATTCTGGTAAAAAATGCGATACACGTGTAACATTAACTTTATCAATGATTGATTTTGAATTGATAAAAGAACATTATAACCTAGTTGATTTTGAAATCTTAGACGGATGTTGGTTTTATGCGCTGACAGGTATGTTCGACGAATACATTGACAAATATAGGAAAATAAAAGAGACAAGCAAAGGTGCAAAGAGAACAGAAGCAAAACTTTTTTTGAATAACTTATATGGTAAATTAGCAAGTAATGACGATTCTAGTTTCAAGGTAGCATATTTAAAAGAAAATGGAAACATTGGTTTTATAACATCTATCGAACACGAAAAGAAAGCAGGGCATATAGCAAGCGGAGCGGCTATTACATCTTATGCAAGGAACTTCACCATAAGAGCCGCACAAAAAAATTATTATGGAGTTGATAAAAAAGGTTTCATTTATGCTGATACAGACAGTATTCATTGTGATTTGCAATCAGATGAAATAAAAGGAATTAAGGTTCATCCAACAAATTTCTGCGCATGGAAATTAGAGAGTTCATGGAATGAAGCTATTTTCACACGACAAAAAACATATATTGAACATGTTACGCACGAAGATTTGAAGCCTTTAAAAAATCCATATTATAACGTGAAGTGTGCGGGTATGCCTGACACTTGCAAGGAATTGTTTGTGCAATCAATGACAGAGCACACGTTGGAAGATACAAAAGTGGATTTAAAAACAAAAGAAAAGCTTGAATTTTTGAAAACAAAACGAAGTATGTCTGATTTTAAAGTTGGGTTAAAAATTCCAGGAAAATTACTGCCTAAAAGGATAAAGGGTGGTGTTTTACTGACAGAAACTTATTACGAAATGAGGTGAAAAAATTGAAAGCATTAATTGATATTTCTGTAAACGATATAGTCGATTTACTAGCGGGAAAAGTAGTAAGATATAGTACTGAAAAATTAATCGGTGAAACAATAGAAATCGAGGTGAAATTAAATGATGAAAAAAGTAACATTAAAACAGTTTTTTAAAATTTTAAAAATAAAATGGATTGACGCTCAGTGTTTACACTCCTGTTTATTTTGTCCGTATGCTGATGAGTGCTTAGAAAATTTTATTGAAGAGGAAATTATAAAATGAAACTAGAAATTGAATTTGAGAATCCAGAAGATTTAAGAAAAAAATTAAGTTCTTTATTACCAGTTCCTGCAACCGTCAATATAAGACCATGTTACACGGTCGAAGAAATTAAAAAGCGTATTAAATTATATGATAATGTTTACCGAAACAATTATTTTGATATCATTAGAAATGGCAGAACGGTTATAAGAGGAATTGGTTATGAACAGACAATCACTGAATTATATGGAATAACGGTGGATAAGGACGCTATTATAATTCAAAATCCTAGTTGTAAATCTGACATATATGTATTTGTTTATGGATAAAAAATAAAGGGCGGATTTTTACAATCCGTCCTTTTTATATCTACATCTTATAAGTCATTCAAGACGGTTCGCAAAACCGCAATTCACACTAGCAGTATAATTTCAACCGTGCGACCTAGTTGTGACATGAAAAACATTATAAGAAGATATCAATATGACAAAGCAGTTAAGATAGCTTCTTTGCACTGTAAATCTTTGAATCTAAAACACCCTTTTTCAAAATAATATCGCATATTTGAAATAAAAAACTCGTTTGATTTTAGCATAACATAATTTACATTGTGATCTGCTGTTGTTATTGAAAGTTTAAAAGGAAAACTTTCATCATAATTTTTACCGCAATAAATGATACCTATATCCCTATATTCCCGTAACGAATATTTTTGACCTTTATAAATGAGGGTTGCTAAATATTTGTTCTTGCCTTTGGGTGTTTCAATAAAAGCATAATTATCATTCAGATAAACATTCTGACTTGAGTATTCCACATATGAATCCTTTGAAAACGCTTTATTAAACCCGCTTTCCTGTTGTGCTTTTGATGCCGATTCTATGAAACACTGTTCTAAAACAAAACCGTCACCTCTTAAAAAATTAGTATCATTCCTTAGTCTATTTCCGATTTCTAAAACACTGTAATAAGGATTGATAAGACTAACACTATTTGAAGCCATAAAAAGCGGTAAATATTTTACCTGTTTCCCTTGTCCTCTGGCAAGACTGGTATGAATTGAAATTAGTTTCTTAACTTCATCGTTACAATAATGATTTGTTTCGCTCTGATACTCGTCCATAAACATGTTTTCTACGTCAGAAAAAAGATGGCTCATTTTTTTAATCTGGTCGGCACTGTTTAAAGTTAAAGCATACCCACAACTTTCATCATTCAAAAAAAGTTCGTGATATATTCCCTTTGCTCTTGATTTGCTAGTGATTTCATCACTAGGAAAAAACAATGTGTGAATATCTTTGAAAAATTTGTCTGCAACATCATCTAATTCATAATTATATCTGTAAATCAGTGCAAATTTTTGTTGTCTTTTTTTGAATCTATTTAATAACAATCTATTAAAATAGGTTGTCTTTCCGCCTGTTCTATTACCAGTACATATATAAACCTCTGGTGTATTTCCGTTTAAGTCTTTTAATGACAAAAGTTTAGTGCCATCGTAGTATTCTTTTTCGCTCATTATAATCACCTCTTTATAAGTAAAACTTATTACTTCATAAGAAATTCTTATTAATAAATAATAGCATAACTATTGCAAATTGTCAATATATGTGCTACAATTCATTTATAAGAAAAACTTATTATCTTATAAGATTAACTTATAAAAAGGGGGTGAAATCATGGGTGCAGATTTTTTAAACATCTTAGGAAATTATGTATTTCCTGTCGTAGCTTGTTGTGCAATGGCTTACTTCGTAAAATATATGTACGATGAAACAAACAAACGTATTGACATTTTAAACGAACAGCATAAAAACGAAGTCGACAATCTGAGTACAGTTATCTCTAATAACACGGTTGCGCTTGAAAAAATGAATACTTTGATTGAGAGGTTAGGGAAATAATGAAAGCAGATACACTTATCAATAGTGCAAAAAAATATGATGGTACACCTTATGTATGGGGCGGTGAAAGTTTGGAAGAGGGTGGGCTGGATTGTAGCGGTTTAATATACATCTCATTGAAAGATTCTGGTTATAAAACTGTAAGAAAAACAGCACAGGGTTTTTCTTTAATTGGTAAATCTGTTTCCTTAGATTCTATTAAAAGCGGTGACTTGCTTTTCTTCGGAAAATCACAAACAAAAATAACGCATTGTGCTATTTATCTAGGTAACGAATTAATGATTGAAAGTATAGGCTCGTCGAAAAACACAAAAAATAATAAAGGTAGGGGTGTAGTTATTTCAAGCTTATACAGACGATCAGATTTAGTTTGTGCAAGACGTGTTTGTGAAGAAGAAACAAACATATATAAAGTGGGTCACATTTACACAGTTGCAGTTGACAACTTGAATGTTAGAATCAGACCAGATGTAAAAAGCAAGAGGAAAAACGCTGATGGCCTTACCCTTGACGGAAGAAAACACGCTAATTCAAGAGGACAGTTAATGCATGGTACAAAAGTAACTTGTAAAGAAATTGCAAGAGACGAAAACGATAACACATGGATTAAAATTCCTAGCGGATGGGTGTGTGCTATTTATAATTCGAGGGTGTATGTAAGATAATGGCTGAATGGATTTCAAAAAACGCACATTTAACCGAAGCAGAAACGCTAAATAACGCTTATATTTTTTATGGGATATTTAGTAATCTAGGGTACAGTTTAGAAAGCATATCAGCACTTGCAGGAAACGCAGAAGCAGAGAGCGGTATCAATCCAGAATTTGAAGAAGTTGGCGGAACAGGGTACGGTATTTTTCAGTGGACACCGAAAAACGATTTGATTGAAGCATGTGATTCACTAAATTTATCGCCGTATACAGACGGAACAGTGCAATGTAATTGCTTAGATGGTGAATTATTTGTATTAGAAAATCAATGGTATACCACGAACGCTTTTATAACACCTTATATACCTAGTGGGGCGACCGCAGACATGGTAGGTGTTACCGCACAGGAGTTCAAAGAAAATACGTTAGGTTGGACACCCGATAAACTTGCTATACTGTTTATGGTAGCATATGAAAGACCATCTAGAAAGCCTGCTACAAATCATACTGAATTAAGGCAACAATTAGCGTTAAAATGGTATGAAGTTTTCAGCGGTTCACCAGTTCCACCAACGCCGACAAAAAAGAAGAAAAAAATGCCGATATGGATGTATGTAAGAAAGAGGTGATATAATGGCAGTTAAAACGATTGATGAAATCATGGAAAAAGTCAGAGAAAGAATCGGAGAAGATGATAGTGACGAAGCGATCGAGTTCATTGAAGATATTTCTGACACTTTTGAAAGTTTTTCAAACACAGAAGATTGGAAAACTAAATACGAAGAAAATGACAAAAAATGGCGTGAAAAATATCGCGACAGGTTTTTCACTTCAAAAGAAGAAGTTGAAGAAGATGAGATTGAAGAACCAGAAGAAAAAGAAAAGAAAAAATTTGAAGATTTATTTGAGTAAGAGAGGAGTGATATAATGCCAAAAAGAGTTGCAGTTAGCACGTTAAATGCTACGACAAGAGATATTTTAAATGTAATCAGACAGAACGCAGGACTTGAGTATCAGAACGCAGTACCTGTTGTTGAAAAAGAAGCCGACATCCCACGGGTAGGTGAAATCATTTTCGGTTCAACGTCATTAAGTAATCAGTTTCTGAACGCACTTGTGAACAGAATTGCATTGGTGAAAGCACGTTCAGCAACTTTCAACAATCCTTATGAAATTCTTAAAAAAGGTTATCTCGAATATGGCGAAAGTATCGAGGACATTTTTGTTTCACTTGTAAATGTACAGGTTTATGACGAAGAATCGGCAAAAGCCAGAGAATTTCAGAGAAATTTCCCAGATGTAAAATCTGTATTTTACGCTATTAACTGGCGTGTTGTTTATCCGGAAACTATTAACGAAAGCGACTTAAATTTAGCTTTTCTTTCTGCCGACGGCGTGACCAATTTAATCGCTAAAATGGTTGATGCTATTTACACTTCAAGTAACTATGATGAGTATTTACTTTTCAAATATCTAATTATTAAAGCAGTTTCACATGGTAAAATGTATCCAGTTTCTATCGGTGACGGAACAAAAACAACTGATGCAGGTGTTCAGTTCAGAGGACATTCAAACATGTTACCTTTTATGAGTTCTGAATACAATGAAGCAGGTGTAAAAAATACTACACCAAAAGAGAGACAGATTATTTTCATGGATGCTATGTTCAATGCAAAATACGATATTGAAGTATTAGCAGGAGCGTTCAATATGGACAAAGCGGAGTTCATGGGTCGACTGTTCTTAGTAGACAATTTTGCTACCTTTGACAATGACAGATTTACTGCTATTCGTGAAAAATCTGACGGTCTTGAAGAGGTAACGCAGGCGGAACTTGATTTAATGAAACACGTCAAAGCTATTTTGATTGACGAAGAGTGGTTTCAGGTGTACGATAAGTTGAACAAGTTTACAGAAAAATACATGGCTTCAACAATGGAGTGGAATTATTTTTATCACGTTTGGAAAATCGTAGCGCACAATCCATTTGCGAATGCTATTGTGTTTGTAGATGATACCGCAGATGTAGCATTGCCTACTACTATTACTGCTGAGATTACTGGAAAAATGACAGCTGACAATGCAACTGTTTTAACTGTTGAAGCAAGTGATGGCAGTGCTAAACTTTCACCAAACGTAGCAAAATTTGTTCAGACTGAGGAATTAGTTACAAACGGTATTGCCGTTCACGGCTATGGTGCGTATATGATACCAGCAGGGAAGAGTTCAGAGATTCAGATTGTGGTTGAAAACGGCGGTGCTACTTATACGAATAGCACGAATAAGATTAACGCAAACAGTAATGTGGGCGTGAAAGTTGTTCTTACAAAGAAGTAATATAAATAATATAAGAGGGTGGTTTTTTTCCACCCTCAGAAATGAGGAAATATGGCAGAACAGAAAATTAATAAAAGTGCTTTTGTTGATTCAAGCGGTAAAGTGTGGGGAAGTGTAGGCGAAAATATTAGAAATGGTAGTAAAAGTTATGAGAGTTTAAAATCATCTTTTGACAATTTAACAAAAAATACAAAAATGGATTTACCAGTATTACCGATTAAAGGTCACTGGGAATATATTATTGATACGGTTGATTCAACTTTGCTTCATTCTTTTTCAGACTATTCTATTGATAGTAGTGACCGTTATGCAAAATTAAATTGCAAAATTTATTCGATTATTACTGTAAATAGTGATAATACAGATCCTTTACAATCATTATGTTTACCAATAATTATAAATGACGTAACTTATATTGAATTTTTTTCGAATGCAACAATAGAGTGTAATAATGAATTTTTAATCTATATAGGTGATGAATAATGTATATCGAACCGACTACAAATATAAGGCTTTTAAAAGACGTGCCACTTGATAACAGCTATAAACACACGTTATTCTTTCAAACACACGCTGACCAGATTGGATATTTTGTTTCTAAACAAAAATATAGTTTGGGTAATTATTCGTACCAGAGAATAAATAAAGGTGTTGCAAGGGTTGGCATTTGCGCTGATAACATCTATGAGTGTAATTATATGATGTTTAAAAACATAAATTTTGGCGATAAATGGTTCTATGCGTTTATCACAAAAATTGAATATGTTAACAATGAAATGTCAACTGTCGAATTTGAAATTGACGAAATACAAACATGGCTGTTTGAAATGCAATTAAAAGAATGTTATATTGAACGTCAGCACACAGTCACAGACAATAAATACGAGCATATCGAACCAGAAACAATCGACTTCGGAAACATGATTACTCTTGAATCACACGTACCAAATACAACTGTTGATTCTGACGGGCATACAATCGGAAATTTGCGTGACTGGGTGTTAGTTGTATGCACTGCACCAAAAGGAAAAGATGATGTTTTAGCTTTAAAACAAAACGGTGTTGTTAGTTGTGCTGAATATTATTACTGTCAAAATACCAGTGATAGTGTGAAAGATTTTTTAGTCAATGTGCTTAGTGATTTTGATCAAAATAATATTTATTCAGCATATATGTTTCCGAGTGCATTTTGTGGTGGGAGTAAACCTACATCATCACATATTATCGATTATGGTTTAGATGCACCTATTCGATATAACATGTCAATCAAAGTGCCAGATAGCATCAACGGTTACATTCCAAAAAATAACAAATTGTTTTCATCGCCCTATATGCTTTATGAAGCAACAGATGATTGTGGAAATTCACAATTTTATTTGCCGGAACTGTTTGGAAGTAATAATATTGATTTTCATGTTTACGGAAAATACGTTGGAAATCCAGAAATTTGTATCACACCTTTATCTTATAAGGGCGAACCAGAAAATTATTCTGAAACATTTGTGATTAGTAACTTTCCAATGGCAAGTTTTGCAAGTGATACTTTTCGTGCGTGGGTGGCAAATAACGGTATGTATACTGCTATATCAGCGGCGCAGAGTGCAGTTAGTTTAGGTGCTGATATTTCAACAGGAAATTATTTTGGCGTAGGCCATGATATAATAGGACTGACAAATCAGCTTAACAATATAGCTGTTGCATACAATCAGCCTAACAAACTTGTCACAACTGATAACAGCCAGATTGTAGCAGCTTTGCTTCAAAAAATACCGAGGGTGAAAATAAAATGCTTAACTCAATCATACTTAAAACAGGTTGATGATTTTTTTACTGTTTATGGTTACTCTCTTAATGTAAAAGCTATTCCAAACTTACATGCAAGAAAAGAGTTCACATTTATAAAAACTAATGGGTGTGTTGTAAGAGGTGATATCCCAATAGATGCTATACGAACAATTTGCAAATGTTTTGACAGCGGTATTACATGGTGGGTGAATGGTGAAAACGTAGGAAACTATGAAGTTGATAACTCAGTGTTATAGGTGGTGTATAATGAAGAAAAAGAAAAATCAATCGTTCCATAATACGCTAATGGCGAACGGTGCAACTTATGTGCAATATTACAACAGGTTAATGGAACTTTCTATGTCAATGTTTAAATGGAAAAATTTACCAGATACTGTTGATGAAAGATACTTAGAACTAGGGCTTTTTTCTTCTGGTTGTATGGTATTTTTTAAAGATGATGTAATTGGTGAATTAGCTTTGAATATGACATATCAAGGTGGATTCGATATTTATGGTGAACCTACTAGACGTAGAGCGTATAGTAGATACAACCAATTTCAAACAACTCTTGATAAAGGCAACAGTGTAATTATATGGAACAATATGCTTAGAACTAATTCAGCACTTGACGTACAAATGTTTGCATATAGGCTGTACAATCTTGATAGAATAGTTGACATTAACGCAAACGCTCAAAAAACACCTGTTTTAATAACTTGTGATGAAAAACAAAAGTTGACTATGAAAAATCTTTACATGCAATATGAGGGTAATTGTCCTGTAATTTTTGGTGACAGCAACTTAGATATCAAAAGTCTTAGTGTGTTAAAAACAGACGCACCTTTTGTTAGTGATAAAATCTATGATTTAAAGGTTAAAATCTGGAATGAAGCACTCACTTATTTAGGTATTTCAAATATCAATAGTACAAAGAAAGAACGCATGATTACAGATGAAGTTATCAGAAATCAAGGTGGAACGATTGCTAGTCGATATTCAAGACTTGAAAGCAGGCGTAGAGCAGTTAAAAAAATCAATAAAATGTTTGGACTAAATATAACTGTTGATTACAGAGAAGATTTTCAAAATACAGAGATTGAAAATAATACGTTAGGTGGTGATAGCCTTGAGTAAATACACAACGCAAGTTAGATTTATTTGCGAAAGTAAAAGTGGATTAAATGAAAGCATGGGTTTTTTATCAATTGATGAAATAATTTCTAAATCATGGGATAAAATTTTTACAACAAAAGTAACATTTTTTGATGAGAATTATAGAAAGATAATTTGTTCAAAAATATTGAAACATTTTTACTTGCGTGAAATCGGTGCTGAAACTTTTGGTGTGTGGCAGTTGTGGATGAATACTAAACTTGAAGAAATTATGCCGTTATATAACCAGTTGTACGAATCGTGCAAACTTAAATTTAATCCGTTTTTTGATGTAGATCTGACAAGGAAGCATAAGGGTAAAGGTAATACGGTTAGTAACGGTGACAATATAACTGTTAACAATACGACAGTTAATGCTAACAGTGTTACGCAGAATAACGGTGTAAATCGTGATTTATATAGCGATACACCTCAGGGTGCGTTGACAGGAGTTGAAAACGAAAACTATTTAACGAACGCTAGAAAAAACATTGACGAAAACACAACAAATACAAACACAAACACGAATAGCGTTAACAATGAAACGATTAATAATAAAACAGAAGCAAACACGACAGATGAATATATTGAAACAATAGTTGGCAAACAAGGTAGTAAAGATTACAGTGCTTTATTAAAAGAATATCGTGATACTTTTCTAAATATCGATATGATGATAATTGAAGAGTTTAACGGCTTATTTTTAAATTTATGGTAGTGAGGTGAAAAAATGACAGGGTATGAGAACATTAAACGTATGTGTTTTCCTTTGGTTACACCAGTTTTACCGAGTGTGTTCGATGATTCATTATCATACTACGAGTGCTTAACGCACGTTGTCGGTGTTTTAAATAAAACGATTGACGCAGTTAATTTTATTGGTAATAACACTGAACAACTTTTCAATCAGTGGATTAATGAGCACAAAAACGAAGTATTGTTAAATGCGTCATATAACGAAGAAAGTAAAACTTTATTCGTATATGCAAAGGAATAATGTAGGGTGGTAAACAATGAAAAAATATATTGAAAAAATTGATTTATCTGGAACAGAACTTTTTATCAGTGATGCTGAATCTAAAGAAGAAACTAAAAGACTATGGAAAAGATTCGGACAACTTGATTTATCTGGTAAGACTGTTTTCATTGGTGACAGTTACGGAGAGGGCTACACCGCAATATTTGATAATACTGGTGCTATAAAGGGTTACACTATTAAGCCATGGGAAAATTATGTTATTGAAAATTGTGGAATTACAGACTATGTGATAAGCTGTCGTGGTGGTTCTGGTTTTGCAGTAGCAAACAATACTTTTGAATCGATACTTGATAGTGTTCAAGTTGACGCACCAAATAGCGTAAAAAATATAGTCGTGTGTGGCGGTTATAATGAGCCAGCCGACATTGGCACGATACAAACAGCTGAAATGAGTTTTTACAGTAAAGCGAAAAGTAAATTCCCTAACGCTAGAATCTTTTGCGGAATGATTGGGTGGGATGTTGATTCATCAAAATGGGATAGATTTAACAAGGTGTGTGAAGCGTATCAGTATAATGCTGTTGATTGGTTTTACTTGAACAACGTACAGTATTCTATTCATTCTGATGGCCTTATGGGTGCTGACGGGTTTCACCCGAACGAAACAGGATATTCAAAGATAGGACTTTACGTTTCAGAAGCTTTGAAAACTGGCTCGTGTAATCCTAGTTTTTTTAACGTAAAAGCTAGTGTTAGGTTTAGTCCTGAGTGGACGTTAACTCCCGGTATTGTTTGGGATATTGTAACAAATTACGACGGCAATAAAAGTAGAATCATCTGGGGAAATACGGTGATTGCACCTGTAGGTAATACTACTATTAAATGTGACGGTACAGAGTATCTTGTAGCTACTATAGATAGTACAAGTTATATCGGTGATGGTGCAGGATATAGCGTTATTGATAGTTCAGTAATTGTGCAAAGTGGTGCACTTTTCTACACTATACCTTGTCAGTATCATATAATGGAGAGAAATATCTATATGAGTTTTTATGACGTTGATGATAGTCATACAAATTACAGAACTCTGACAGATGTAAAACAGGTGCAGATTAAACGTGAAAGTTTGGTTGAATAAGTGCTAGAGGGCGGTGCGAATCCTCCCTCTTTTTCAGTTAAAATGAAATTGTCAGAAAACTTATTACCCGCTTTTGAAACGATAGAAGCTTTAAGTGAACTCAGACTTGACTTGAAGCTAG